ACAATAAACAGAATTTTGTTGCTGCGTATCAGGAATCGATCAGTGGTGATGGCGTTAAGCTTTCTGCCCATAAAACATCCTATAATGATATTTGTATTTCTGCAGGCGGGGTTATTGATTTAGATGCCACAGAAGGTATTGAGATATCTAGTAAGGCTTCCGCTCCTTCTAGTCCTAGTAGTAAATTATATAATCATAATGGAACTTTGAAGTGGGGAACTACTACACTAACTGGCGGCAGTAGCGGTGTTGATTCTATTATTGCAGGTACTGGTATAGATGTTAGTGGCGCTACGGGAGATGTAACTGTCACCCACGAAGACTATATATCAGGCGGAACCTCTGGTGGTGTTGGCAAGTATATACGATCAATAACAGTCAATGCTCAAGGCCACGTAACCTCTATAGATCAGGAGGATGAAAGTACGATAGCGGAGACTTTCTATTGGGTGGTGGCTGCTGGGGGTACGGCTGGTACTACTCAGATTGGTCCTTCTACTGAAACTCTTACGTTCAATGGTACTGGTGCTACTAGTGTTACACGGGGTACCAATACTATAGATATTGCATCCACCAACACCACCTATAGTGCTGGAACGGGTATGAGTTTGGTTGGTACTACGTTCAGCAGCACTGTTACAGACACCACTTATGTTGGTTCAAGTCCTATAACTTTGACTGGTAATGCTTTTGGTTTTAATGAGACTTTGATTGGTGGTACAGGCCATAACCACAATGGCAGCACCATTAAGGCTGCTTCTGGAACTTCGGCGGCACCAGGACTTTCATTTTCTGCCGATGCAAACTTAGGTTGGTATAGGTCAGCCGAAAATGTGATGACGTTCACCGCTGGCAACAGTGTTCGTTTGCATTTAAGTCAACAGGGCATGTCGAACTGGGGCGGTACCTCAGCCCTTCCGTCATATTCCTTCATAAACGACGCAAACACCGGTATGTGGCAGCCCGCAGCTGATACTATTGCTTTCTCTTGTGGGACAGGCGGCGAGCGGATGAGGATTGATAGTTCTGGTCGTCTTGGAGTTGCTGAGGCTAATCCAAGTTATACGATACATTCTGGTGGAACTATATATGCTGCCAGCACCTTATATGCTGCCAGTAATTCGTTCCATAATGGTGCATGTATGCCGTGGAGTTCTAATGTTTCCAATCTGGGTTCTACAAGTTACTATTGGGATGATCTTTACCATTCAGGCAGTACTCAGACATCTGATGTGAGTTTGAAGGAAAACATCGAAGATGCAACGTATGGTCTTGATTTCATCAATACTTTGCGTCCTGTTACATATACGAAGAAAGCTGGTGGGACTGGAAGAAATGGTCCTAGAACACATCATGGGTTTATTGCTCAGGAGATAGAGACGTTGCTTGGTGATGATGCTGACCACATTGCTTTGTGGGCTGATGGGTATCATCCTGCTGTATCTGCTGAAGAGGATCCTTCTGGCGTTGGTCAAGATGAGGGGCATGTGCAGGGGTTGCGTTATGTTGAGTTTATTCCTATCCTAACGAAAGCGCTGCAGGAAGTATCAACAAAATTAGAGGCTGCAGAGGCCAGATTGGCGGCTTTGGAAGCCTAAAAGTGGTATAATGGAGGTACAATGCCGGATTACAACAATTACGACGCAATAAGCTGGTCCTTAGGGACTCCTATAACTGCAGGTAGATTGCAGCAAATGTCAACAAACATTGCTCAGGTCAAGTCTGCGACAGATAAGTACGCTAAGGGTGTTCTGGTTTTGAACCAGCATACGGCTCAGATTGATGCTATAACGAATACTGTTTTACATACTGGTTTAACTACTTCTGCTTATACGATTGCTATCTTGAATAGTGCTTCTGGAAGCGGCAGTACGGATCAGCGTATTACTTTAGAGGCAACTAGGTGGTATAAGGTGTCTTTGATTTTGCCTCATATTGTATTAACGGCAGATCATGCTGATAGCAAGTTTACGATCAAGCTTATCAAAACGGTGTCTTCCACTGATACGACTTTGGGCGCATTTGAAGTTATGAGAACAAACAGCACCGCTGCCGGATCTATGGGAGGCGGTGTGTATAGTACTGTAATTGATACTGGTGCAGGTAGCACAACTCCACATGAGTTTAAAGCTACGATTACACAGACTGGTAGAAGCGGATCTGCGACCTATTCTGTTAATGCAGACGCAACATTCCCCCTCCAGCTCATGGTGGAAGATGTCGGAACCTCAACGTAGAACCTTAGTTTCTCGTCGTGAAGACTTGAAATGGGGTAACGATGCGCGTCAGGGGAAAGGTAATAGCAACTGGCATGGCGGCAAATATTTTGATGACAAAGGATACGTTCGAGTACGTATGCCCGATCATCCTTATGAAGTTCATGGATATGTCTATGAGCATCGTCTTGTTGTAGAGAGAGCTTTAAACCGTTATCTCGAGTCTTGGGAATCATGTCATCATATTAATGAAATAAAAGAAGACAACAGGATCTCCAATCTGTTTCTATGCACAGTTTCTGAACATAGCACTATCCATCGTGAAGGATATAATCATACTATTGAACATAAAGACTACATGAGACAAAAAATGAAAGGCAAGCGACCAGCAGGCTTTAAAGGAAAATCTAAAAAAATCCCTGAAATGCCGAATGATGACTTGACGGAGTGATACTATGAGTGAATCCGACACAGGAGACGAAATGCAAAAATGTGAAGGCGATGGGTGCGAAATCCTTTTTGCACCTAATAGCCATAATCAAAAGTATGCTGACTCAAGATGCCGAAAAGAACAGGAGTATAATATAGTTTGCAGCCATCGTCGTGAACTTAACGACTTTGGTGTACCAAACAATCCTATGGATGATTTACAAGTAGCAGACGAAGTAGAATTGAAACTTGCTTATACTAAGCTAGTTCAAGAATACGAAAAAATTAAAAGCAAAAAAGATGACCTATCGGCTGCCGTTTATCGTGCAGTTTCAGATCAGGTATCTAAGTATCAGGTGCCTGCAACTCCTACACCTATAGATGATAGGAGAACTAAAGGTGAAGAAGTTGCTGTTGCAGTCTTGTCAGATTGGCAATTGGCTAAAGTAACTCCTGATTACGACTCTTCGACTTGCGAAGAGCGAATTATCAAGTATGCTGATAAAGTTGTTGATCTGACTGAAATCCAAAGAGCTGACCACCCTGTGAAAGATATTCATGTTTGGGTGCTTGGTGATATTGTTGAGGGAGAGTTAATCTTTCCCGGTCAGAGTTTTCTTATTGATGGTGGCTTGTATCGTCAGGTCACTATTGATGGACCTAGAATTATGACAGCGTTCTTTGATAAGATGTTGGCTAATTTTAGGAAGGTCACTGTAACCGCTGTCATTGGTAATCATGGCGCTATTGGCGGTAGGCAGAGAAAAGACCATGATCCTGAAACTAATGCAGATAGAATGCTTTATAGGATTATGGACCTCGTTTACAAGAAGGAAGATAGAATTACTTTCAACATTCCTGATGGACGCGGGGAAGGCAATTGGTATGCTATTGACAGAATTGGTGAGTATAGTTGCTTACTATGTCATGGAGATCAGTTTAGAAGCTTCTCGTCTTTCCATCCGTTTCAAAAAAAGATATTCGGATGGAAGGTTGGAGCGATCAAAGAGGACTTTAAAGATGTTATGCTTGGACATTGGCATACGCCAACTAAGATGACATTCAATACAGTCCAATGTAGGATCTCAGGTAGTCCTGAGTCTACTAATGAATATGCTATTGAAAAGTTAGCCGCAGTAGGCAGACCGTCACAGCACTTACAGTTTGTGCATCCTGAAAAGGGTATTGTGACGGCTGAATATACATGTTGGCTAGACGACTAGGAGGATAATAATATGAGTTTATATAAAGACATTTTAGAGCGGGCCATTTGGACTGCTGCGCAGGCCTTTTTGGCTGTGTTTACTGTAGGCGATCTATCATCAGCTAAGGCTGCTGGTGTCGCTGCAATGGGTGCTGCTATCTCGGTTGCTAAGAGTATTGTAGCAAGCAAGATGGGCGACCCATCCAATGCTTCCATGGTGAGTTGATGACGACTCCATCACGCATCAGGGTGCATATAATTTGCCCCAACTGTGGCGGTAAAATAATGGAAGGGCCACGGTATAGAAGTACGATTGAATTATCATGCTTGATGTGTTGGTGGAGGGATGAGCCTTTCATAGAGCAATGGGAAGAATCTAAAAAGAAAGTTTACGAGCGAAGGTTAAAAGAGCAAAGGTTAAATGAGCGAACTAGAAAAGCTAGCTAATAAAATAAATGCTCAAGTAAAGGGCTTTTATATACAGGATGATGTAATCGTTAAGGCTCTTCGTTATCTTAAGCGAGACGGTAAAGTTTTGTTTAAGCGTATTGATACAGGCGAAGAGTATCTTGACGACTACAGGGGTTCTGCTCTTTTTCGTAAGCGCGTATTCATAATAGGAGAAGTTGCTAAGATGGTTGGTAGGGCAGCAGGTACTATAAGGGACTATGAACGTTCCGGCCTGCTGCCCGCCGCCAACCGCTTTCGATATAGCAATACAGAATATAGATACTATACTTATAACGATGTTAGAGAGATAGAGTCGTTTTTTAATTCACAAAAAGTCGGCAGGCCGACGAAAAAACGTGTATACTCCCGTACAGACCTGAGCGATAAACTCAGGAAAGCCAAGAAAGGTATATTATGAGTAACGAAGACAATCATGTTTGGGTGTCGATTGGCATTACAAAGAATTTAGGTAACTACGAATCAATGCGTTTAGATGCTGGTGCAAAAATGGCAGGAGATCCGCAAGATGAAAAGTTGTGGAACCAGTTATGGAAAACGGTTGATGAGCAGTTAGAAGCCAAGCTTGCAGAAATTGATAAGGGACATGCTGGGTGATATTGATGCGTTTGAAGGTTGGCAAGCCCATGCTTTATGCAGGAGTCATAGGAATCCTGGTTGGTGGACTAGTGATGATATTGCTGAATTGGAAAACGCCAAAACTGTTTGTATGGAATGTTCGGTAAGAGTGCCATGTATAATAAGTGCTGTCACCGACCCGTACACCGATCTGGTAGAATTGCCAGTAATGGGTGTGTATGCGGGGATGTCAAGATTAGACATGTTGATGGACACTTGGAAAAGGATAGATGATGTCTCAGAATCAAACTGGAGCGGACCTGATAAAGTTGTTGAGACAGTTATCCAGCGAGACGGGTAAGTTCTTCCTTCCTGACATTGGAAGAGAAGAGTCTATCGCTGACAGCTTGCTAGATGCTTATAGATTTGATGACTTGTCACAGTGCGCTAGCGCATATATAAAGAAGGCAGGCAGTCCTATTTTAATGTTTAGTTTTGCAATGGAAGTGCCGTCAATAATTCAGAAAGCAGTTACGGAAAGGGAGTCACGAGAAAAGTTTCGTTCGATTGTTGAAAAGACAAAAGAGAGAATGGATCAACGAAAGTGAATTATGAAGTTAAATTACTAAATGCAGTATTAGATTCAGGTGACTATGTGTCATGTCAGAGCGAGAATGTAGGCCAAGTATTTTTAAACTATAAAGATATTTGGTCTTTTATTTCTGGCCACTACGACAAGCATAATAAGACACCGGCAAAAACTGAGATTAAGGCGCACTTTCCAGACTTTGAGTATCTGACTACAACTGAGCCTTTGGCTTATTATATTGATCAGGCACGACAAGAGTCTATGTCTGCTCAGACAAGAGAGTTGATTGTCAATACACATGAGATGTTGAAGAGTGGCGGCCCTAAGACTGCTTTAAACTTTTTGTTGTCTAATGCCAATAAACTGGTTAAGGAAACTACAAATCTAAAGGATACAGATTTAGTTGGTGATTGGCAAAACAGAGTTGATGAATTAAAGGTTCTATCTGAGAGTGAAAATCATGGCATCATTGGTGTACCTAGTGGTATATCTGTTATTGATGCTGAGTTTGGTGGTTGGCAAGCAGGTGACTTTGTAATTCTGCTTGGCTGGACAGGTGTTGGCAAGAGTTTTGTCGCTCGTCTGTTTGCCGTTAATGCTTGGCTTGCTGGCTATCGTCCTATGATTATCTCTTTGGAGATGAATAAGCAGCAGGAAGCTCAGAGAGTTGATACTCTACTTAACAAAGGTAGAGGGTTTTTTACTCATTCTGATCTTGTAAGACCCAATGCAGAGGTTGTAGACTCGTATAAGAAGTGGGCTGAGGATACGTTCACTGATATGCATCCTTTCTATCTGATTACTTCTGATGGACTAGATGTGGTAGACCAGCATTTAGTTCAGGCTAAGATTGATCAGTATAGTCCAGATTTGGTTATTCTTGATTATCACGGTTTGTTTGATGATGCTAGTGGTGCTAAGTCTGAAACCGAGAAGGCTAAGAATCTGTCTAAGGCTTTCAAGCGTATGGCTGTGAGGAACAACGTTCCTATTATTGATGTCGCTGCTGTAACGATGCAGGATGGTCACTCTGAACGTCCTCCTGAATTGGAGGAAGTTGCTTGGAGCAAGCAGTTGGCTTATGATGCCGATTTGGTTTTGTCTCTGCATAGGGAAATGGATTCTAGTATCTTTCAGGTGGTGAGCAGAAAAGTACGTCGTGCAAATCATTTCGGATTCTATTTAGATTGGAATCTGGATACTGGTGAGTGGAAGGAAGAATGGGGTGTCTAATATCGTGAAGGTATATGAAGGCAGCGCTAAAGATGTTGAAACTATCATCAGGCTCAAACCTTGGATAACGGATGAGATTACTCAAGAGTTGAAAGAGACCGGAGTGGAGGTAATTGAATGCAAGTTTGTATGGTCGTATGATCCTACAACAACGTACTTCAATTATACTGTCGATGCCATCGCTTGAAACAACCATCAGAGACACTTTGCATCGGGGTGCCGTTACTATTATGAGCGAGATGGGTACTGAGATGGTGGCTTATTGTCCTTTTCATGGCAATATGAATACGCCGTCATTTTCTATCAATAGGTATACGGGCTTATGGCAATGCTTTAACCCTGACTGCAATATGCGTGGTGGTATCAGGATGCTCAAGAAGCTTCTACTTAATGAAGATTATAGAGATCTTGAAGCTGCCTCAAAAGATTATATTGATAAACTTCTTAGTGAGGAAGAAGAGGAAGAGGATTTTGGAGAGATTGAAGAGCAATTAAATAATTGTAAAGTATCTTATAATACTGATACATCTGTATTGAATATACTCTTAGATAGAGGTTTCAGTATGGAGACGTTGGAGTATTTCGAGATAGGTTTCTCGGTTCCGAAAAGCAGAGTTGTTATCCCAGCCAGAGACCAATTTTTTAATTTGGTGGGATTGATAGGTAGAGCGGTAACAAAGGAGCAGATTCCAAGGTATCTGTATAGCACAGGTTTTCCAAAAAGGAATATACTGTTCAATTTGAATAACGCTAAGATCTACGATGAAGTAATCATCGTGGAGGGTAGTCTTGATGCAATGAAAATACATCAAGCAGGTTACCCTAATGTTGTGGCTACACTTGGCGCCATCATAACGGATAATCAGATGAAACTAATCAAAAATTACTTTGATTCCATCACAATAATTCCTGACAACGATGACGCGGGTAGAGCCATGAAAGATGCTATAATACAAGGAGTGCGCAGTAAGGAAACATATTTGGCAGAATGCCCTGAAGGTTTCAAAGATGCTGCTGACTTAAATAGTAAACAAATAAGCAACATAATAGAAAATAGAAAAAATTCAATATTCAACTAGGAGAAAAAATATGAAAAGTTATAGTACACTTGCAGATATGAAGAAAACGATTGAGGAATCTAGTAGTGCCTCTGGTACGGGTAAGAGGTTTATTTACCTGCGTGATGGAGACAACTATAAGATTCGCTTTCGTCAGGAGCTTACAGAAGATGGATCAAACTTTAATGAGGATGCAGGAACGGCTGCAGTCATTCAGGTTGTTACATCTCCTATTAATTGGAAGTACAAGGCGATGAGCACTGCTGATTCAGCAGATCATGATTATCGCTGTTGGGCTAAGGAGCAGATGGTTAGCGATAAGCGGTGGAAGCCACGGCCTGTGCTGTTGATTAATGCCGCTGTTGAGACGGAGCCGGGTAATTGGGAGCCTCGTATTATTGAGTCTACTCTTACTAATCCTCGTCACATTGGTCAGACAGTCATTGAGTATGCTGAGACGTATGGAACTATTACGGATCGCTACTACAAGTTCAGTAGGACTGGTAGTGGCCCGCAGGACACAAGCTACACTCTGATTCCGTTAGAGAATGGCGATGAGCCTGAGAGCATTACTAATCTTCAAATGCACGATTTGGAGAATGTCTATAAGGTTGTTCCTTATGACCAGCAGGAGTCCTTTTACACTACAGGTGAAGTTGCTTCATCTGGTGGTGGTTGGTAGAGGTATAAAGTTGAAGGGGGAGGGGAGAAATCCTCTCCCCCTTAAGCTTTAGAAAGGGTTAAACATGGGTTCTATATTTAGATTTGATTTAGATGAGCTTGTTGTAGACTCAGATGCGGATATTTCTGAGGCAACTGAAGTGTCTTTGCTGAATGTAATGCCTTATGTTGATGCTTGGCATTTTATAAATGAGTGGTTTGGTAAAGGTTTTGATATTGAATTGTTTACAGATAGGGACCTTAAGTTTAAAGATGTAACAGAGCGGTGGTTGCATGAGTGGGATATCCCTTACAACAAATTGATTTTTAGAAAGGATGTATAGTTGTGGGTAGTGGTAATGTAGAAGGTGTGAATGCAAGGCCAGATTGGGATACCTATTTCTTCCAGATGGCAACTATGGTCGCTACTAGATCCACCTGTCCGTCTAGGGCGGTTGGATGTGTGGTTGTAGATATTGATACAAAGCATGTGTTGTCTACTGGTTATAATGGAGCGCCTAAAGGCACCGCTCATTGCGGTGAAGGATGTTTGACTAGGGAGTCTGGAAAAGGCTGGAGTAAGTGTAGAGCTGTTCATGCTGAGTTGAACGCTATTGTGAATGCTGCTAAGAATGGTGTAAGCACCGATGGTTGCAGGATGTATCTTACAACGACTCCTTGTGTATTTTGTTCTAGAACTTTAATTAATGCTGGCGTGAAGGAAGTCTACGCTATGAGTAAATATTCTCATGAAGATGCTGTGAATCTTCTAAATGAAGGCGGTGTGGAAGTTAAGATTATATCTCCGGTAGAATTAACAGACTTGGTAAGGTTCGTATGAGTGACTTTGTTCATTTACATGTTCATAGCGAGTATTCTCTACTGGATGGCATGTCTACGCCAGAAGAAATGGCGCGTGCCGCTTCTACTAATGGTCAAACTTCTATAGCTATTACTGATCATGGGAGTATGGCTGGTGTTTTAAAGTTTCAAGATGCTTGCAGGGGGCAAAACGTAAAGCCTATTTTTGGCATTGAGGCTTACTTTACGCCAAGGCTGTCGGATGACAAGCTGGACGCAAAGACTGAGAGATTTCATTTAATTCTTTTAGCTAAGAATAATGATGGCTTAAAGAAGTTGTTTAGGCTTAACAAGGAAGCCTGGACTAAGGGTTTCTACTATAAGCCACGTATGGATTTTGGCATGTTGGAGGATATTGTTGGCAATGATATTATTGCTCTTTCTGGTTGTCGTGGTAGCTCTATTGCTAAAGCTATTGAGAATGACGATAGTGATCGTGCTGAGAGATTGACTAAGAAGTTTATTGATATATTTGGTGATGACTTCTATTTTGAGATTCAGTCATGGAACCCTGAGAAAATAAATAAGGGCCTTATAAGCTTAGCTGATGCCTATGGAAAAATCATAGTCCCCACTCTAGATTGTCATTATCCGTTTAAAAGTGATGCGGGCATAGAGGAAGTACTGTTGACGGTGGCGCAGTATCCTTCCATGAGCGCTGCTGATAAAAGACATGCTGTTGAGCATAATGATTGTGCCACGCATTCTGGTATGGATATAATCAAGAAGATCAATACCTTGTATCCAGAAAGAAGGCTTAGGTTTGATGATATTCAGCCTTGGATTATGAATGCATCTGATGTAAAGGATATGTTTGTTAACTTGGGTTACGGTGCTGATTATTTAGAGAACACGCTTGAAGTGGCTGATAAATGCAATGCTGAATTGTCAACTAAGAATTCATTGTTGCCAAGGTATAATCCTAAGTTTGAATCCATTTGGTACTTACGTGAAATAGCGGAAATGTCTTTATCTAGCCTTGGATTGAATGGAGAGTATAAAGATCGTTTGACAGAAGAGTTGACTATCATAGAGCAGACTGGGTTTGCGGACTATTTCTTAATCATTTGGGATCTTGTTAATTGGGCTAGAAATAACGATATAGGCGTAGGCCCTGGAAGAGGGTCTGTTGGTGGTTCTCTATTGGCATATTTGTTGGGCATTACTATTGTTGATCCGATAGAGCATGGTTTGTTATTTGCAAGGTTTATTAATCCTGATCGTAATGATTATCCTGATATTGATTTGGATTTTGAGGATAAGCGCAGGGGTGAAGTTAAGCAGTATCTTAAAGATAAGTGGGGAGAAGACCATGTGGCTTCTATTTCTACTTTTGGAGTATATAAGGCTAAGTCTGCTGTTAAGGATGTAGCTAGAGTCTTTGGCGTAGATTATAAAGAGATCAATGGAATCACACAGTTGTTTGATTCACTTGATGAAATGAAGCGCAATAATAAAGTTCGTGAATTTTGTACGAAGTACGTGGACGTGCATCCAGTAGCGGAAAGACTGGAAGGCAGGGTGCGTAACGCTGGAATGCACGCAGCAGGCGTTGTAGTGTCCTCTAAGCCCCTGTGGCAGGTCTGCCCTATTGAATCCCGCAAAGAGTCCACAGCGGACTACAGAACGGATGTGACGGCGTTTGACATGGAGGATGCAGAGGAAGTAGGTCTAATCAAGATTGACATCCTTGGTCTCAAGATGGTGTCAGTGATTAAGGACTGCTTCAAGAAGATCCAGGAAACATATGGTTTAGATGATGATACTGTAAAGACTTTAGAGGAAGATTCACTAGCGTTAGATGAGCAGTTCGTTTATGAACAGTTTAATATAGCTGAGACTACAGGGGTGTTTCAGGCTGATGCGGCAGCATACAGGGGGCTGTTAGATAGGATGCCTTGTGAGAGTTTTGCTGATCTTGTTATTTCTAACGCATTGGTTCGTCCCGGTGCTTTGTTGACGCAGGGGGACGAGTTCGTTAAGAGACGCAGCGGTTCAAAAAATGTTAAGTACAAGCATGCTGTGTTGGAACCGATTTTGAAGGAGACGTATGGGACGTTTATCTTTCAGGAGCAGTTGATGCAGGCTGTTGTGGCGTTGGCTGGGTTTACTTGGTCTGATGCGGATAAGTTGCGTAAGATTATTGGTAAGAAGCGTGATATTTTAGAGTTTGAGAAGTATCGTGATAAGTTTGTGGTTAATAATCTCATGGATGAGGATGATGCTCAGAAGATGTGGGATGATTTTGAGGTTGCGTCTTTGTATATGTTTAATAAGTCGCATGCTGTGTCGTATTCGATGTTGTCGTATCAGTCGATGTGGTTGAAGATTTTGTATCCTGTCGAGTTTTGTTGGGCTTTGTTGTATAACGAAACTAACAGGGAACGTATTACTACTTATTTGCTTGAGGCGAAGCGTTTAGATATTGAGATTGAGCCTCCTGATGTGAATTTGTCGGAGATGTTTTTCTCTGTGGATGGTGGTTCGATTAGGTTTGGTTTGTCTAATGTTGATGGCGTTGGTGTGGGGGCTATTGATGAAATTTTGACGAAGCGTCCTTTTGCGTCTTTGGAAGAGATGACTGGTCGTTGTGAGAAGAGGAAGTTGCGTAGTAATGTTTTGGAGAATTTGGATAAGATTGGTGCTTTGAGTTCGTTGGGTCATGTTTCTGACTTTGACCATAAGAAGTATTATATGCCTTTGTTGGGTTTTCCGATTGCCGATGCGATAGATGATGGTGGTGATTTTACGCCGGCTTCTGAGATTGAGGATGACAATATTGCTATGCATTTTGTTAAGGCTGTTGTTCGGTCTGTGAAGCGGACTCCTAATTATGTGAGGATTGAGTTTGAGGATCCTACTGGTTCGTTTACTGTGTTTGCGGATTTGGATAATGAGCTGAAGAAGCGTGATTATGTTAATGCTTTGGTTGGTGACAGGACGTTGCATTGTTATGCTGACGCTACTGAGACTGTCAATGAGGTTACTGATTTGATGGATATGGTGGCGTCTGGTTTGGATCACGATCATGCTTGGTTGTATGATCACGATCTTGGAACTATGGGGGATGGTAAGGCTTTGGTTAAGGTGGTTAATGTTCGTGCCTTCAAGACAGCGAAGGGCAAGATGATGGCGAGTATGTATGTGTGGGATGGTAACGGTTTTCATAAGATTGTTATTTTCCCGTATTTGTATGGTCGTTATGCTCAGAAGCTGAGTAAGATTGAAGGTAAGTGGGTGGCCGTTAAGCCCACCCCCATCTCTAAGGATGATGAGGGATATAAAATTGACGGCGCAGAAGCTATTATTGATATTAATGATTATTGTAGGAGGATGAATATAAATGTTAGTGATTGATAAAAGAAAAGGCGATCACATGCCTGAGTATGAGGTTATTCCAACACCTTCGGTGGGTTTAAACCGAGCGTTGGGTGGAGGCCTGTATTCAGGTATGACGCATTTGCTGTGGGGTACGCCTTCAGCAGGTAAGACAACGATGTGTTATCACATTATTGCGGAGGCTCAGAAGAGAGGTTTTAGACCTGTCATTATTGATTCTGAGTTTTCATATAAGGATAAGTATGCTGAACAGTGTGGGGTTGATGTTAGTGATCCTATCATTGTGCAGGGTACGGTTATTGAGGATATACTTAAGACGATTACTCCGTTGTTGGAGGATAGGGATGAGAAGCACATCTATTTGGTGGATTCTCTGTCTAACTTGATGAAGGATGAGTTTTATGCTAAGCCTGATGGCGGCAAGGCTTTGGGTCTTGCTGCTAGGTCGCAGGGGTATTTCCTTCAAAAGTTGGTTAACTATTTGCATAAGGAACGCAACATGATGTTGTTTGTGTCTCATCAGATGGTAGATTTGAGTGGCATGTATCCGACTTTGCGTGGCAAGTATGGTAATACGGTGCATCATAATATGCATAACATTATCAAACTGTTTTTGTCGATGTCTCAGGCTGAGATGGAGCGGGATAATGCGAGGATGATTACTTCTCAGAAGGTTGCTTGGAGTGTTGAGAAAACTAAGCAGCGTGCTTCTATTGGTACGTCGGGTCATTATTATGTTCTGCCTCAGGAGGGTGGTATTGATACGTTGCGTGAGTTGATTGATATTGCTGTTGAGATGGAGATCATTGAACGTCGTGGTGCTTGGTTCTACTATGGTGAAGAGAAATGGAATGGTGCTGGTAATATCAATTTGTCTGATGTGCAGCATGGTGAAATTTCTTCTAAGGTGTTGGTAGGATGAAGCGCACTGAGAAGGAAGAGATCAAAAAGGATGGCGCTAAGGCTGTAAAGAATTCTGGTCGTGGTATGAGGAAGGGTGATGCGATGAAAAACAATTTTCTTATTGATTATAAGCATTGTGGAAAGTCGCATACTGTTTCTCTTGCCAACTGGAAGAAGCATGCTAAGGATGCCTGGAATGAACATTATAAGCACCCTTTGCTTTGTTTGGTGCTTGGCGAGGACAGTGAACGTAAGTTGGCTGTAGTGGAGTGGTCTGTATTCACAGAGTTGGTGAAGGGAAGCGATTATGAGTAAGATCAAACTTAAGCGTTCTGCTTTTGTTCGTGATGGTGTGGGCGTCTTGCAACTCACAAAAGGATATGAGACTATTATTGATCTTGATATGTTGCCTGTGCTGGGTGCTTATAACTGGTATGCCTCTTTTAGGGGGGAGGGGCAGGAGTATCCTTATGTTAAGAGAATGATGGGACCCCGTGGCGAAAGTAAGACGATTTGGTTGCATAGAGAAGTGCTTAGGCTTCACGGCATCGATGTTCCAAAGGGGATGGTGACAGATCATATAAACCGTGACCCTTTAGATAATCGATTTGAAAATCTTAGAGTGATAACGAATGCTATGAATGTAAGAAATAGTGATAGATGGGATAAATCTAGAGGCACCAGTTACCGCAATGATGCCTGGAGAAAGAAAAAGTACTACGCACGTATTAGAATTGGTAAGAAGCAAATTTCTTTAGGGTACTACCTTACTGAAGAAGAGGCTCACGAAGCATACATGAAGGAAGCAAAGAAAATTGGAAGGATGCTATGAGTAAAGATGTTATATTATCATTAGATCAGATCAGATATGCTATGGGTGATAAGGCTGAGGAATTCGTTGAGGTGATGCTCATTGTTGACGATATTATTGAGAACCCTAGCAGATATATTGGTATGCAGGCCGCAAAGTATGCTGCTGTTTTGGCTGCGTATAGGACTAAGGTGATTATTAAAGCACAAGCATATAAGAGGAATTCAACAATTATGTCAAATGAAGATAAGATTACCAAAGATATATGGTATACTTTACATGAAGCGCTTGAGGAAAACATTAATACTCTCAAGCTTCTGGCTAGGAGTGCTACGTGAAATCTTTACAACGGTTGAAAATGGCTGACGTTCTCGATGAGAACGCTGAGTTGTCTTTAGAGGACAAACTGGTTAAGGCTGTAGACGATTATTTGGTTGATAAGAACAAAAATGACTTTAAGCGTGTAGATGGATTCCATCCAAGTTACACAAACCAATGCGCTAGATATTGGGTGTACTTGTTCAGGGGTGTAGCTATTGAGCCTACTTTCACAGGTCATACATATAGGCTATTTGATAATGGTCACGCTGTTCACGACAGGCTATATGATTACTTTAGGGATATGGGTATCTTGCTGGAGGAAGAGATTCCTTTGCAGCACAAGGATCCACCTATTAGGGGCACTGCTGATGGTATCATCAATTGGGATGGGCGAAAGTTGATTGAACTTAAGTCTATTTCTATGGAGGGGTTCCATTACAGGTTGCTGCACAATAAACCTAAGGATGATCATATCAGGCAGGCTCAGGTTTATATGAGATGTTTGGATCTGGATGATGGTTTTGTTATTTATGAGAATAAGAACAACCAGCAGATATTGCCTATCTACATGAAGCGGGATGACGTCTATATTGACAAGTTGTTTAAGAAGTGGTCTAAGTGGTATGATGCTTTTATAGATGATAAGCTACCTCTTAGGCCTTATAAGATTACGTCAGCTAAATGCCAAAATTGTGATGCGAAAGCATTTTGTTGGGGTGATAGCGAAGAAGGTGTCAAACTCTAGAGATTGCGCCAATCCAGCTTGCAAGAAGCCTTTTACGCCTAGAGTATATAATGCTATATATTGCAATGCTGAATGTCGTAAAATAATTACTAATCAAAAGGTATTGCAAAGATACTATGACAAAAAAGCTCGTTTTACTTCTCGTAGAATATGCCTAACTGATGAATGCAATGCTGTCTTGTCTAGATATAATCAAGAAGATATTTGTGAATCGTGCAAGAGAGAAAGGCTTGTTATGCGTTTAATTGGTTGGGGTTGGGATGAAAAAAGGGTTCGTAGTGACTTTGAATGAAGACATTGGGTAGTTTAAAAAATAAGAAAGTTCTTGGCATTGATCCCGCAACGCATTCTTTAGCTTGGGCTTTGTGCGAGATAGACAGTCAAGGCGATGTCGATATGCTTGATTGTGGCAAAATAGAACTTATTAAACAGAAGGGGATGGAGGTTAAGATACAGGGCGTTGTGGAGAATCTCCCCAAGGTGATTACAGTGTCTAAGCCTGACGTAGCATACATTGAGCAAACAGTATACATTCAGAATTATCAAACATCCAGGGACCTCTCCTATATTGTTGGAGCATCTATGGCTACAGCTGCTTTACATAAGATTCCAATTGTGGAGGCATCGCCTTTGGTCTGGAAGACCCAAATAGGGTATAATAGAGTTACGAAGAAAGATATTCTCGCGTGGTCTGTGACTATGGGGGAGAAGGAAGCTAAGAAAAAAGCTTCTTATGAAAGAAAACATAGGGTCAGGCGCCTGTTAGCGGATAGAATTGGTTCATATCTTCTCGATATTGAGAAGTATAATGACGATGAGATTGATGCTATCGGTATCGCCACATGGGGATGCCAAAAAGAAATTGAAAAAAATCTTGAAGGGGTCACCTGATTCACTACTGCGGCGTGCTAAAATACGTTGTATACAAAAAGGAGAACAATATGAGTGATAACGATAACGATAGCGTTAAAAAGGTTTATTCGTCAAAGGCCGCAGCGCCTGCTCCGAAGCCTTACGTAGCGCCTGTTCAGACATGGACGCATAATCATAATGCAAACGTAATTGGTTTGATGAGGGCGTCTTTAGAGCATGATCATGGTATGGCTGCCAATGATCTGCCTAATTCTGATGAATCAGTTATTGATGCTTGGGGCAAGGCTGTTACCAAGAATGGTACTTTCGCAAGCGCTTTAGCAGAACTGACAGGAGAGTAAGTTAAATGGCCAAAATGGAGCCTTATAAAGATAAGGGGTGGCTGTACGAGCATTATGTTAAGAAGCGGATGAAGCTAACAGATATCTGCAAAGTGCTTAAACAGACACATAACATTGAGGTCACTCCACAGGCGTTGTACAACTGGTGTAAGAAGTATGATCTGCTTAAGTTTAAAGGTAAAGGTAGGGTACTTAAGGGCGTTTCTCAGAGAAGGCCTAAGTCACCTATGCAGGAAAGAGTAGAGCGTATGCAGCGTGAAAGACAGAAGGCGATTAGAGCGAGAAGAAAGAAACTGGGTAGATGACTAAGAGGGAAATACAGCCCAACGATCTTGTTAATTTTAACAGGTTGGATATGGCCTATAATAAGATTAGAGTCTTTCAGGCCAAACATAATGAGACAGAATTTAGGTGCCTCAATTCAGGCAAGTGTTGCAATGTTGGTTTAAAAATACACTTGGCAGAGTGCGCCTATATTGCGTTTAGGATGAGGCAAGAATACTATCTTAGGATGGAGAATGAGGGTCAGGAGTCTGCCGACGCTTGGATGAATACTCGTACCGAAGCTTTAATTGATCGCATGTATGATAAGTCTTGGAATCCTGATGCGCAATCTACTGATTTGCAATGTGCATTTTGGGAGAATGGTTGCACTATCTATGGTTATCGCCCCTTGGTTTGTCGCGCTTATGGAACCATTACAGAGGTTGATGATTTTTGCCCTAGAAGGCGCAATGATTACGGCACTATTGAGCATTTTGCTGGTAAGAGTGTAGAAGACGTTGTTCAAGAATTTCAATTGATATTGAAGAGGTATTCGGAAGATCACGATGAAAGTGATGATTATGATATTGTAGTTTATATGCCTCTTGGAGTGCTGAGTTTTCTATTGGAAGACGTTCAGATGCATGAGTTGTATGAGCAAACTGATGAGAAAATGTGGCTGGGTGATGAGGGATGGTTTAATTACCAGTCAAGATTCACTAATCTGCATGGATTAAAAGATGAATTTATTGAAGCGGAAGCAAAGTTGAGAGGATTAAATGTCAATTCAGAAGGAAGTTTACAGCGAAAGGATTCTGCGAATGAGTGAAGGTCACCCAGAGTTTTTAAGGATACTTAAAGAGATTGAAGATTTACACAGGAAGAAGAGTGCCGATTACGGGGTGGCTGATGATATATTTCTAAATATCAGGCAGTCCTCAGATTGGGGTGTGAAGCCTTGGGTTGGCGCTATGGTGCGTGCTGGAGATAAGGTGGTGCGTTTAAAGGCTGCTGCGTCAGGCAGTAAGTTGAAGAATGAAGGCGTTGAGGATTCTTTAATCGATCTTGCTGCTTACGCTATGATTGCTTTAGCGCTATACAGGGAAGGGAAGAGCAATGACACTGACTGAGTTCATTCGTGATGAGGTAGAGCATCGGTGTGATGTTTTTACTGATGGGGATTGGTTTCAGGATAAGATTAAACAAGCTTTGTGTGAATTATTGTTCCCTGATGTAGAGTCATGCGATGGCGAGTGCTCTACTGATTTATTGGAAATGTTAAGGAAGGCTTTAAATGAGTGAATCACAATGTCCTAGGTGTAACGAACAGGGAATTATAGTACACTTTGAGAATCCTGATGAGAGCGCAGAAGACACAATAATTATACCTTGGATTCTTATCGAGAAGATGGTAGCGCAGTATTTGGATAAGACTATTGACGATATGATCGATATTGGGAGTTTAGAATGAAAGACGAACTGTTTAGTTTTGACGATGTGCTGCTTAAGCCGCAGTATTCTAATGTGATGAGTAGGAAAGATGTGGATCTATCTACTTCACTTAATCCTTGGTTAAAGTTGGATATTCCCATTATCGCTGCTAACATGGATACTGTATGTGAACAGGAGATGGCTACCGCTATCAGCAAACTTGGCGGTATGGGTGTCCTTCACAGGAACCTAGCTATGGGTGATAGGATGCAGAGTGCTCGTATTTTAAACATCAATAGTTGCCTTGCAGGTGTTGCTGTTGGAGTGAATGAACTTGACAAGCAGCATATTGAAACTCTCATTCAGTGCGGCGTCAACGCGATTGTTGTAGATGTTGCTCATGGAGATGCTTTACATGTGTATAATGCCATCATTGAAATCAAATGTTTTTTGGAACGCAATGCTGATCATGTATGTTTGATTGGTGGCAATATAGCTACTGGCGAAGCCGTAGAGCGCATGGTAAGCGCGGGTGCTGATTGCGTTAAGGTCGGAATTGGACCCGGTGCTGCTTGTTTGACTCGTATCAATACTGGTGTTGGTGTGCCGCAATTGTCGGCTATTATGGAATGTGCTGCTAGGGCTGATTATCTAGGTGTATCCTGCATTGCTGATGGTGGCATGAAGACACCCGGTGATGTTGCTAAGGCTATTGCTGCTGGCGCGGATGCTGTCATGCTTGGCGGTATGCTAGCCGGAACAGACGAAGCGCCGGGTGATATTTATACGGATGGTGATGGTAAGCGGGTAAAGGGGTATCGTGGTATGGCGTCCAGCGGTGCAGGCTCTTCTTATGTAGAAGGTGCTGAGGGGCATGTGGCTTACAAAGGGCCTGTGGCTGATGTTATCACAAGTATTAAGCATGGTTTACGTAGTTCCATGTCTTATTCGGGTGCGTTCAATATATCTGAGTTTCATGCTAAGTCGGAGTTTGTTAGGGTTTCCCCTGCGTCCTTGAGCGAAAATGGTGCTCATGGAACTGTTTTGTGATACAATATAAATAAAAGAAATTTCTCTTAAATCCCCGTAGGGGTCCATCAAGTATGGTATGATGGGTATAATGAAAAGCCTAAGGAGGCTAAAATGACAGGTTGGGAATTTCCCTCAGGGGCCATCGAATTAGATGACCTAATGAAGAACTTTAGTGATATTGCAGGTAACACTTCCCATATTGAAATGGACTTGGGAAGGTCTAAGTATATTGCTAGTAATAATACACTTGTAACGGATAAGGACGAGGGTATAGCCCTCACTACGGCTAGTTACAATCAGTTGTGTGACATGCTGGATGTGCCAACTAAGTACGGTGAAAGGATGCCCGATAAATTGGCAGACTACACCATCAATTATTTGCTCTCAGAGGGCGCTAGGAGGCCGTATAACGCCCTCGTAGACAATGACATGGTGGTCAGGTCGTTTATGCGTCCAGACATGCCTTACGTGCGCCATGACGACCTTTTGACGTCAATTGTGGACAGTTTCGATGGTGTTGCGCCATTTGTTCATCGTTGGCAGTTGAATGGTGGTAAGTTTAATGTTCAGTTGCGCTCACCAGAGTTGACGTTTGAAGATCCTGGTGGGTCTGTGTTGTTTGGTGGTGTGGAAGTTTCTTATGACGATAGTTGGAAGAGGCATCCCATGTTTAAGACCTTCCTGAACAGGTTGGTATGTGACAACGGAGCTTCTGTCAATGTTGAGAGTCGTAAGTTTAGGGTCGATGGGTACTCTACTGAGGGTGTGTTGTCTCAGGCTAGAGAGTTTTCATCGCTTGCTCTGGTACAGGTGCAGCAAATGGTTGAAGGACTGCTTGCTATGCAGAATGATAAGATTAAAAATGCCGAAGCAGCTATTCGTAATCTTTGCGTACAGCATAAGCTTCCGAATAAGCTTAGGGAATTGCTCATTAGGTACTTGACTGATGATCGCTATCTTGCTACTGTGCCGGATGGTCGGGTAGGAACCATGTATGATGTAGTGAACCTCTTTACTTTTGTTGGTACTCATGATTATAGTATTACTCAAGAGTACCGTGATCTCCTGTGTGAGATCGGTGGAGGGGCCATGTTTACACACGATGATACTTGTGTGGAGTGCGGCAGCACATTATAAGGAGGTTTGGTGTGCTGGCTAGGAAATGGCCTAGCCAGCACACTCGTATATGAGTACAGAATTAGAAACCACAGATAACCAGCCAAATTCTATCGTCAATGAACTTGACGATATTGAAGAGGCTGGTTTAATGTATATAAAAGGCTACAAGATGTCTGAGATAGCCACTGTGATGAGCATTACGCCTAAGAAGGCGCGCAAATACATCACTGATTATAAAGAAGTTTTAAACAGGCGCACACAAGAAGATCCTTATTTCTTGGAAAAGGTGCAGTACAACACTTTAAAAGCTTTAGATGAGTTTGATGAAGTTTCTAAAGAGGCTTGGGAAACGGTTACCATTGCAACTGATCACGGGATGATCTCTGCAAGAGTGCAGGCTTTGAAGTTGGCTGGAGAGATGGCTGCAAAGAAAGCTCAGTTGCATCATCTGTTAGGCGGCAACAATGCGGATGCTGAATACGTTGCCCGAATGCAGCGTGCGGAATCTGTTAATCAGATTCTATCTAAGATTTTACGAGAGACTATCTCTCAACATCCTGAAATTGCAGAAGAGGTTAGAGCAGAGTTATCTCTTGCATTTGAATTAATGGAAAGCCCTGATGAAGATCGTACTTATATCAATGCGGAAGTGGTAGATGAGCCGGGGAACTAAATACCCTCTATATAAAGGTCATTTCTGTATATCGATAACGCGGGGACCCATATGCCCTCTATATAAAGGTCGTTTCAATATAGGAGCCAAGCATGTCTGACATCTTCGGATTAAATGTAGAATTAGATTCTTTGGAGAAGCTTTTAAGGCATGAGGAATTAGATGAGATTCCTGTTCCCATTGACGTATTTGTAAGTGATAGACGTTATCTTGGTTTACCGCCATTGTCTGATATCCAAACTGAAATTGTAAAGATGAGTACACAGATATTCAGAGTTGAGACCTTGATAGAGATGTATGGTGAAGAAGAAGGTCGTCGCATGTATGATACCTATACGCAAAATGAAGTTATATGCCAGCTTGGTAAGGGATCTGGTAAAGATCATTGTGCGAGAATTGCTCTCGCCTACACTGTGTATTTGTTGCATTGTTTAAGAGATCCCTTAGGATATTATGGCAAAGCTACTGGCATATATATTGATCTTCTAAATCTTGCTGTTAACGCTCAACAGGCTCAGAGAGTATTCTTTGAACCTTTTAAGAACTTACTTCTCTCGTCACCATGGTTCAATGAGCAGGGATTTGAACCTAGGGTATCAGAAATCTTCTTCTTCTCGCGTCCAATTCGGTGTTTTTCTGGTCACTCAGAGTCAGAGGGTTGGGAAGGGTATGAGGTTATGACTGTCATCTTGGATGAGATTTCAGCCTTCAAAACAGACAATGAATTGAAGGGTGATGTCAGGTCTAAGGGGTCAGCCTCTGCTATTTATAACATGAGTAAGCTATCAGTAATGTCTCGCTTTCCTGAGATTGGTAAGTGCATTCTGTTGTCGTTCCCTAGGTATAAAGGTGACTTCATTCAGCAAAGATATGATAGTTCTATTGAGAAGAACGAACCTAAGACCTGGGCTATTAAAGCTGCTACTTGGGAAGTTAATCCTACTATCGAAAGGCATCAGTTAGAGTCAGAGTATATTAGGAATCCTGTAGAGGCCAGAGCAAGATTTGAATGTGAACCGCCACATATGGAAGATGCATTTTTTAGAGATGCGGCTATAGTAAGAAGTGCATTCAATGTTGGTGAAGACCCATTAGATGAAGACGGTGCGTATAAGAAATGGTTTAACGGATCGGATAACTATACGAGGTTCATTCATGTTGACTTGGCATTAAAAAGAGATCGTGCAGCATTAGCTATGGTGCATTGCCCAGGTCTTAAAGAAATAAATACTGGTTTAGGTGTAGAAACACTACCAGTTTTAAATGTTGATTTAGTTAAGTCTTGGGAAGCTGCGCCGGGTGCTGAAATAAACTTTGCTAGTATTAGAGCTTTAATTGTTGACTTATGCCGGCGGTTCAGTGTAGGAATAGTTAGCTTTGATCAATGGCAGTCTGTAGAAATGATTCAGTCTTTAAAGGCTATGGGTATTAATGCAGACTTTCACAGTGTTAAAAAGACAGACTACGATACCTTAATGACATCTATATATGATCAGAGATTGCGTGGATACTGGAATCACATATTGGTCGAAGACGAATTGTTAAAATTAAAGTTGTTTAATGGCAATAAGATTGATCATCCTACATCTGGTTCAAAAGATTTAGCAGACTCTGTTGCTGGCGCTATCTTTCAGGCTGTACAGAATATTCACATAGACCAAGAAATAGAGATTGAGTTTGACACTTTTTCTTACGAAGACTATGAAACTGAATATAGTGAAGCCGACGAGCATATTAAAAAGAGCCTCACATCTGACAGAGTTGAAAGTGATAAAATAATACCAGAAGATATTGCTTTTTGGCTGGACCTAGTTTAGTATACTAAAATTGGCTCCCAAGTCTAACAGTTTCGCTGGCCGTCGAAAAAGTCGGGATTCCTTTAGAGGATTTGATACGATCTTACAAGGCTTATGCATTAGGACTCAAAGAAAATTGGTTGCTTGACACTACATAGCGTGGTGGGTGTGCTACGATGTTGATTCCTGAAAGCAATCTGCCACATCTAGTGTCAGAGAAAGTGATAAAGATATTTATGGTAAGTATCAAGAAGATTGAAGACTTCCCGATTTTGACACGTACTGGTCGTCAGACTGAGGAAGTAATTATGGTCAGGGAAGCATTAAAGGCTTCCATTGATAACGATTATGAAGCATTTGAGTTGGAAGGAATCCCTAAGGATAACTACAACTCATGGCAGCAGCGTATTCGTACTCAGGCTAAGAGGCTTGGTATTAACGTTGAAGTCAGATTCAGCGCTGAAAACGGAACACTCGCTTTCAGGGCAAAGGCGCCTAAGGCTGCCAAAACAACCGATAAGGTTGCTAAGTAGTCTTAGGAAAAATGATAGTAAACACTATCACTTAAAATCCCCGCTTGAGATCCCCCTCCCAAGCGGGGATTTTTTGTGTCTCTTATAAGGCTGTGTTAAAGATGAAAGCAGATAAAGGAACTAAGGCTAAAAAATATGCACTCAACTTGGCATTGGAATAAGACTAATTGCGCCCCTGTTTCTGTTTTTATTTTTAATCGTTAGGCGTGGGGAAATGCATATTCAATATAACGGATAGTCTATAAAGGATTGCGGTGTTATTTTTAACTTTTAGTCTTATGCTTAGTCTTATGCGTATTCAATTTAGTTCCTGTTCACATCAAGTCACGCGCCCGCATTAATTTTAGCTTTTAACAGTTGGAGGAAGTTATGCCTTTACCCCTGGCCCCAGGCTTAGTCTTAGTAGCCGGCCCCAGGAATAGCCTTAATAGCTGGAACCTGTAGATGCTTTTAGTTCCTGTCTCTGCCGGCTGCCGATACCGTTAACTTTGGGTGCCAATCCTGGCTCTCGAGCTGCCGATTATGCGTTCTGATAAACTTGGAAACCTGTAGGTTTTATGCCATCTCTCTGCTGCTTCCATACTGTAGACTTACATTAGGCGTTAGCAGAAAGTCCCAACCGAAAGGAACTAAAGATTATGACTGGAAATAACCCTAATACTAAAACTCAAGATCAGAGCGAAGATTGTCGCTCTGATGAAACTTCTACGTCCATGTTGTTGCAGGAAGTAGAAAAGGCCAATACACTTATTGGTAAAGTTATTCGTAAGGATGGTGTTGATTATGGCAAGATTGTCAAGATCATTACTATCGCTAGTCATTACAGCAGAAAGCATGTTGCTGTTACTGATAAAGATATCAAGATTGACGTTGCGTCAATCTTTAGACTTATTGCTCAGTCTAATGGTAGCGAGAAGTTCTATCCTGATGGAACAAGTTATTCTGTAAGAGCAATGCGTTCTCCCAAACGTAAAGGTTCGGGACAGGCAATAACTGGTAATACTACTACTAATAGCCTCAAGAAAGAAGGCATAAACTAATGGATACTTATGGTTCCGTTATTGAGAATGAGGATATTGTCAATACTAAAAGTGGCACTCCTGCTGCTGGTATTGTTGTCCTCCCAGATTCAGACATAGAAGATTCTTTGGATGTAGAATCTTTCGGTGATGTTATTCTTCCTTGTGAGATTAGGACTCATCGTAAAAGAAAGACTCCAGTATCACTTGGTCTTTCCTCTAATGAATGGGCTGACATTAGGCAGCGTCGTGCTGATAATGGCAGAAAGCATGGGGAGGAAACAGAGTTTGAGTTGACTGATGCTCAAAAGAAAATAATAGAGCGTTGGGATGAGATCTATGAAGAAGAAGTGCTGCAAGATAAAGCAGCCTTTGAGCGTAGAATGAAAAGAAACCAACAAATCCATGGAAGGATTGGCTAATAATGATTAGATCATGTAGTTGCAGTAAGTGCCGGAAAGATTCAGAACATAACCTTGGCTTTGTGTGGGAACGCAAGGGTGAGCGTTGGTTCAAGGGTTATTCAATAAAGCCTCGACCTAGGCTTATTTCTAACTTTACCCGTCTAAACTCTAACTAACAGAAAAGAGAGAGCAAATGCTAATGTCAATGTACATTGCTGATACTTCTCCTTATGGGGAAGATTGTGTTTGTGTGGGGGAGGATGATTATTACCCTCGTGCAAAGAAAGAGGCTAATCGTTTCCTTGCTCAAATGCGTAAGCATTATGGTGTAGAGCCAGGAAACAGTTATTTGGAGATCAAAAAGAATCCTCATGACTTTGGTACGTATTTGAGTATCGAGTTTCATTATAACCCTGAGAATCTAGTAGAAGCTGATTATGGCTTCAACATAGAAGGTGATACAAAGGGTGTTCTCGAAAACTGGGATAAGGAGTTTGCATCTTGAATGAATATGGTGTTGACTTCTATGAGTTTCATGAAGCGTTTCATAAGTGTTTGAGTGAGTATGATCCTACTCATAGGAACTACAATAAAGAAATGGTAGTTTGGCGGCAAGGACAGTTGTTCTTTAATTTGCTGTCAGGTACTAATCCAAGGGTTGCGGAGTTACTCCGTGGCTCAATCATAGATCCATTTTATCGTGATGAGGTTTCAGATAAGGTTTGGGACCTCGTTATGGATAAGTGGGAAGCGGAGGCTATCTAATATGCAGTACATTAAGATAACAAATGAAGCAGATTTAGTTCCACGACTTCACTTGGAACTTCTTGGTGTTTCAACCAAACGAGATAATGATGATACTATTGGTCAGTTTGGTTCTGGCACTAAGTTTGCTCCTATTTATGCTTTGCGGCAGGGATGGGAATGGATAAATGTTGGTAATGATAGGCATGGTGGTTACATCATGAAGTATGTCGTTGCTGATAATGAGGGAATCGATGTTGTGAAGTTCTCATATGAAGATGAGAATGGTAACGTAACAACTAAAGATTCTTCTTATTCAATGGGTGCTGGTGAACTTGGTTGGGATCATCCTTTCCAGATTTTCCGAGAAGCATTTGCTAATGCTTTGGATGCTCATTATGAGTTTGGCGCTAACTATAGCGTTGAATTGGTAGATAGTGTTGAACCTCCTGAAGAAGGAAAGTTTAGCGTCTATCTTACAGCAGTAGATGAATTGATCGAGGTTGTTGATAACTTCGATAAGTTCTTTTCGCTGGATCGTAAGCCCCTCTTTGAAGATGATAAGGGCAATAAGATCTACGAGAAGTTGACAGGCAAAGAAGGCCCTAGGATTTATCATAAGGGTGTTCTTGTTTATGGCCCAGAACTTGATGGTTCTGATACGCAGTCCATTTTTGATTATGACTTGACGCGTGTTACTCTAAATGAGGAACGTCGCCTTAAGGATATTTCAACTAATGAGATGTATGCCATTGCTCGTGTTTTCAGCAACAATGAAAACCACACGCCCGGAGCACTCGTTCCAGTAATCAAAAGTATTGTAGATAAGATTGCTTACAATAGTTTGAGCAGCGCTCATGGTTATTGGGAATGGAACTTCTCTTATGCTTGGGCTGGTGGTATGTATGATGAAGAATATGAGGTGGATGGATTTGGTGTAGAGTTTCACCGATATGTCAAAGATGTCATCTTGCCTAACATCAAGACAGACAGAAACAGAATTGCTTTTGTTGCAGAAGATCTAATTGACTTTGAAGAATTGGATTTGACTTTTGCAGAAAAGCAGGTTCATCCTGTTCAGGTATCTGCTGGCATGTACAATCTGTTAAATGCTACTGGTGCATCAGAACATATGGATTCTGCTGTAATGGGTGAAGAATTTGATACACCATTTACTACATTGAGTGGTGATGATCTCAAGTTCTTTGCTTTTGCTATTGGCTTGGTTGTCAATTATGACACGGACCTTCTTAACTACAAAATTAGGGTTATGAAGGAACAGAGGAATAACCGCCACATTGATGGTAAAGCTTTGAACATAAGCAGTGATGATAAGGAAACCATCATTTGTGTTAATCAGCGTTTGATTGATCAGAGAAAGATGGAGCGGATTATTTCTACTTTGGTTCACGAATTGGATCATTGTATTACTGGTGCCAGGGATGGTTCTAGAACTTTCCGTGAAGCTGGTGATAAGCGTATTGGTAAGTTGTTGCTGAATCATTACTGTGATAAGACGGAGTTGATTCAGATGACGAATGATACAAAGATTGAGTCTGACGATGAGTAATAGTCAACCTAAAACAAAAGTATGTAATGATTGCGGCAAGCGCAAGTCAAGAAATAAGTTTGGAGTATCCAAGCGAGCATCTGATGGTATTAGGCAACCATGTAAAAAATGTCGTGAGCTAGAAACAGAACGAGGTAAGGAAAGGAAACAAGCATACGACAAGCAATACCGCATAGATAACGAAGAAAAGATAAAGAAGGATCAGGCTCAACGACGTATAGACAATAGAGAGTATTACATAGAGTATGGCAACAAACGTCGTAAGATGCCAGGACATAAAGAAGCGATGAGTGTGTATCACAAAGCTTATTATGTGGAAAATCAAGAAGCGATTAAAGCAAAAGTCAATAAGCATAGAGTAGAAAATCGTGAAGACATAAATCAAAAAAGTCGTGAGCGACAAGCAAATGAGACACCAAAGCAAAGAAAAGATAGACTTGCTTATCATCGTAAACGTTATGCTGAAACAGATAAAACAGCGCCAGAATACAAAGCAATGAAATCATATCACTCAAGCATAAGACGTATGAGAGTGAGGAATGTTGAATCTGATGGACATACTATTCCTGAACTTCACGAATATTGGAGAAGCAAAGGAATAGATCCAAAATATTGTACCTATTGCGATAAGTATTATCGCAAATGGCAGTCTTCAGTAGGAGATCATGTAATACCTATTACTAAAGGTGGTGGTGATGTAATGGAAAACATCGTTCCATGCTGTGGACCATGTAATAACAGTAAATTCAATAGGATTCTTTATGTAGAATGGATTCCTCCTAATGAAAGGTTAGCAGCATGAGTAGTGATACGGAAGAAGTATACAGCTCAGATAAGAATTCTTTCTGTGATCGATGTGAAGGTCAGGTAGAAAGAGTTTTTCCTGAGACTGAACTTAAAGGTACAGATAGGCAAATAGATAATGGTTTGCATATCTGGGCGCAAGGTTATTATGGTGGCTTTTGGGATAGTATGCCTTTTATGGGTGAAGGTCCAACAGAAGTTACTCTTTGTCATGATTGTTGTGTTTGGTTATGTAATGAAATCCCAGCCTTGGCTAAGTCAGCTAAGGGAGGACATGGCTTTAATAGTAACACTCAAGAACGGTGTTGCTCTTATGCCGGCGATTGGGATGATCCTAATGATCCTAATAGGCAAGCAGCAGAGTCTATAAGAGAGATTCCTAAAGGCTGGCTAGGTTACAAGATGAAGGAGAAGGCATAATGGCTGTTGTAGAAGGTTTAGAAAATTGGCAACTCAACTTTTCAGTTGAGGTTCAAAGTGAAAAAGAAGCAGATAATATCTTTGGAGCAATTCAAGATCTAATAAATGCGATGGGTCATACTCAATGGAATGGCAAGATGTTTCGTGACCTAAAGATTGAGAAGGCTCTACAGGTCTTTAGAGATAACAAAGAAGAGATTCTGGCGAGTCTTCCTAAAGAAGTAGTTGAGGCTTATTATCCAGATAGGAAAGAAAACCGGCATTTGTCGGTAGTAACAGACGATGAATAATTCAGAAAGAAGGCAGCGGGCATTTCCAGATGAGAAGAAGTGTTGTCAACCACCTGATACAAGTAATCTGGCTAATCAAGTAGTTGGTCAGTTTATCCTAAACGCTTGGAGTAACTCACATATGATGGCAGATAAAGACTTTGAGAAAGTAGCAGAGGCTAAGGCTTCTTATGATTCTCATCTTGAGAACGTAGTTGAACTATTGGCTATGGAAGATACTGATGATCAATTTGATGTGCTAGAGGGTATGGTATTGAGCCTAGATCAGAGAAGGACATTTGATATCTGTTTCGGTACTGGTGGACCTGCATATCATCTTATTGTAAACACCGACAATGGTCCTCGTTGTGATATTATCAGCATGTCTTATGAATACCATGATTGGTTTTACAAGAAGGTGTTTCCTATTGTAAGGGGAACAGATGATTGGGATCATTGGTATGACTTTGTTATGTCGTTCTATGATCCGAATGAGATTGGAGAGTTGTTGTGAGCTTTACTATTGATGAGTTGGGACTTACGACTGATAATCAGTCTAACCCTATTTGGTACATTAGTGATGATACGAGGGGGATTAGTTTACATCCAGAGCAAGAGTGGATTGCTAGTGTGCTAGATTTGGCTAGGGCCTTTGATTGGAATACAGAGTTGGGCACTAATCAAGAATCTGTTTGGGATGGCAATCTAATACCGGTACAGATTCCTATTAGAAAGACAATGTGTACTAGGTGTCGTGGTAAAGGCACTATGGCTAATCCAGCGTTCGATGGTACTTCTATTGAATGGTGGCAAGAGCATGGGGGTCCAGATTATCAAGATGATTTGTATGAATACATGCATGGCACTATGTATGATGTTCCATGTGAATACAATTGTTATAATGGAGTAGCCTACGCTGCAGATTGGCAAAGAGTTATTGATCTTTACCGCGCATATGGCGAAAAGGAAAAAGCTAATAAGTGGATTAATACTATCTATTATGAAGTTCTTATGGACTGGTATGAAGGTAGAGAAGCAGAAATGTCAGAAAGAGCATACTTTGATAGGGAGTGGGCAATATGAGTAGAGAGTTGAAAGAACAGTTGCTTAATACTGTTTTGGTAAATAATCCTAAATGTCTTATATGTGGGCATGGATCACAAACTAGAGTAGATTGGCTGAAGTACCAGAGATGGCAAAGTGGTCAATTAATTAATACGGTATTTACCGAATTGACTCCTGCGCAAAGAGAAGTAATGATAAGTGGAACACACCCATATTGTTGGGATAAAATGTACCCGGAAGGTGAAGACGATGAATAACAAGTATTGTGATGATTGTCAACTACATTGGGATACTACCAATGATGGACATATCTGTAATGGGGTTCTTGTTAGAGTACAAGATAGTCCTGATTACATGATATCAACATGGAGTTTCTTGGATCAAGAAGATAGAATGAAAGTCTGGGATACTAACTGTAATACATCCTATACAGATAATCCTACGTTTTCTTCTAGTTGGTCGTTTGAGGCCTTTTGTTGTGCTCCAGGTCATATGATTGCTAAGGCAATGAACTTGCGAGAAGATGAAATCTTTGAAGACGTATATGATGGAGATCCTTCATATGAAGCCTTTGATATTCATGATGAAGAGGATATGAAGCAGAGGCAAGAAAAGATAGCACATAGAGAGCGAAGGAATGAAGAGCTGGCATTTATCGCAAACTTCTATGATGAAGAGGAAGCATTCTTTGTTAGTACGGAAAGGGTATTGTGATGGATAAGTCTTTAGAGGATCTGATAGAAGATGCTGCGGACAAAATTGTAAATGGTGGCATGTATCGTGATGGCAGGAACAGAAGATTGAACGCAGGTTTCAATGAAGAGAGAACGAAACTAAATGCATTGGTGGCAACTTTATTGATTAATGCTATAACCAGAATGAGATTTGATAAGGAGAAACAATCATGACTAGAGAACATGCGTTGATTATTTGGAGATCAATGTCTTTAGCAGAACAGAAAAACTTGTGGTTAGAGAACTGCAAGACAGACCATTTTAGTAAGACATGGACATTTGGAATGTTTGCCGCATCTACTTCAGTAATGTGGCAGGCTATGAGCAGAAGGGAAGAGACAGATAATGGCATACTACGCTAATGTTTATGAATTGGATAGAAAATATGGTGGTGATGAAGAAGGTGGTTGGTGGTTTACTACTTTCACGCCTAAGGAAAGTCGTAAGTTTAATACTAAGCTTAGGGCCAGGATTGTGCTTGAACGTATGTTGCAAGAGCGCCTTAAGGTTAAGCCTGAATACGGGTTGTATTCAGTGAACTACAATGGCGGAGTATTTAGTGGCCTTGTAGAAGATAAAGAAGCAGAGTTTTCACCGAAAGGACCGATACATTATGCCTAAGAATGATCAGGGAGTAAAACTACAGGCTCTGTTGAGAAGGAATAGTCAGAGGAAGAAGTACAAGATTAAGAGAAGGAAGGTATAGCGATGAATGTAGGCTTTACTATTGATAAAGATCTCATTGAGACTGGTGAGCATAATGCTAAAGGTATTTGTTGGGCGCCGAATCTCAATGAGGCTAAGAAGATTACTAGGTTTACGCCCGGTGCTAAAAGGTTCCATGCTTATGATGATGATGGTAACCACTATTATTCAGGGTGGCTTCTTGGTGATTGTTGGGAAGTTATTTATGAATGGGCAGCAGCCTATGGTGGTTGTACTTTAATCAAGGATGGTCAGAAGAAAGGGATAATTGGATAATGAGTGAACATCCTGATTGGAGGCAATTTAAGTTAGAGGAAGAACATATGGCTTATATTGCTGACTTGTTTGTGGAGACAGAAGATAACCCGCCATCTCTTTCAGAAGAAGAGTGGAAGTCGCTAATAGAAGGGTATGAGATGATGGTGGTAGATGGAGAACAAGGATGACTTAGATATTCCGTTAGGTATGGTTGATGTGTCAAATGCTATTAGCGTATTGCATATCATATCTCACATGATAGGCCATCCGAAAAATAGAGGAGGTAATGATGTTCTCAAAAGACTACAAGTACTTGGCTTTTCTGATGAGACATCATTTTACTTATTGTGGTACGCCCTTTGTGTTCTTTATCAAGAGGTGGAAGATATGACAGCAGAGTCACTAGCAATCATACAATCTTTAGGTGGTGAAATAGAAGACGTATTTGATAATTCAGAATCTTTTCCATCGTTTTCAGAAGCACTAAGAACTGTAGTGTTTATGGATGAAGAAAGTTACTTTGGAGAGATGAAACTTTCTTGGAAAGATCATTGGAAAGCAAGGTATATGAAGTACTGGAGAAAGTATTTAGATAACCAGGATTCATCTGTTCCGTATTTTAAAAGCGATAGAGAAGGTTCTAATGATTAGAATGTTATTCAGTCCCAGAATGTGGTTGGCAGTAACATTGTTCTTGGCTGGGTTTGCTATTATGGGACCAGTTATGATTTTGATGTTTCTATTCTTTGTTGGACTAGCAGCGGTGTAAAGGAGGAAGATATGATTGGTAATGATTGGATGATAGGTGAGGATGCTAGAATGGAATATGAAGTGATAGATGACGATAGTGGCATAGATTGGGATGATCCTGATGTTATTGATGACATTTTCGCACAAACTGATACCAGAATGGATAAGATTCTTAACAAAATTGAAAACGTATTGTTTGGCAAGTACGTACATTATGCCGCAGCATTTATAGGTGGATGCCTTTCAGTATCGCTTGCAATACATCTTGTTAGGTGGATCTGGTAGTGGGAGCGTTTGAAGAATATTATATTGTGGAGTACAGGTACGCAGTAAAGGTGCCTATAAACCCTTCTAATAGAAACTCAGTACCAACGGCAGTTTCAACAGCAAATAGTATTTGTGAAAGAATACATGGGTTTAGACCTAACAATTGGTTTGCCCGCATTTTCAAGTATTCGACTAAGGAAGGAGTCATCGGGGTAGAAGAAGAGTATTTCTACAATCCTCATGGAGCAAGTGTGAGGACAGTAGATAAGAATTGGGAAACACACCAAGAGATTATAGAAAAGGGAGAAAAGGAAAATGAGTGATTCAATCAAGGTAGAACTAGGATTGACGGCTGAGCCGGTAGTAACGGTTGATTATAGCGCTTTGGCTCAGGAACTTCTTGAGGAAGTAAGTGATTCAATAGCAGAAATTGCTAATGAAGCCGTTGATCATTACATGCGATATGAATTTGATATTTCCGATCAGGTAAGCGATCAAGTTGGCGATACTATCAATGATGTTATTGATTCATTGTTGGATGATGTTACTCCGGGTAGTCTTTGCGGTATAGGCAGAAGCTTTGAAAGCGCTGTTAGAACTTTATTGATACATCATATTGACATGAGGCAGGTACTTCTTGAAAATGTCGGGATTGAAAATAATGGTGGAATCAGTAGGGTGGTTCAGGATGCTATGAAGAAGGAAATGGTTGTGAATATTTCCTTTGTAGATAAGCAGCCGGCGGAAGTTGTTGAAGTTGTTCAAGAAACTTCTAACTCTGCTACTAACCTAATCCCAGGTCCGGTTGATGAGATTAACACTAGGAGTGAAAATGTATAGTAAGGAACAGATCAAGAAGGCATTTGAGGATGAGGTTATCGTTGACGATGGTCATACGTTGATGGATCCAAAGTATTATGTGGGTTTTGATGTTGATCATCTGATTGAAGTCCATAAGTCGGATTTCAGTAGTGGTAAGTCAACAATCTTTACTGATGGAGTTCCTGTAGAGGAATTGGAAGCAGTTTACAATCTGGATTTTCTGCGGATGATTGTTCATCAGTTGGGTTTGGAATGTGATGAGCGCTATATGGGTAGAGGTTTTCAAGCCCATGAGTATTGTCGTAAGTTGCGGGAGTTTGCAGATGTCTCTGGATAGAACATTAGAAGGCAGAAGGATTCGGCTAATGTATTGCGAGGATCCTTATACAAAACTGCAAGAGGGAGATCTGGGAACTATTAAGTGGCAACGTCTTGATGATTTATGGGGCGATACTGTTACTGCTGTAAATTGGGACTCAGGTTCTACACTTAGTTTGATTGAAGGTAAGGATGGTTTCACTATCCTTCCAGAAGGAGAAGAAGATGGAAACTAAACTGGCAGGACATTGTGGTGTGGATTCAGGACAGATAATGGTGATTGATCCATGCTATGCATTGAAGGATGAGTTTGATGATATGAACGGTAACTATCGTAGTGTGTGTAATGTCACATTAAGCGATGATGGTTACGGAGAGTTTCCACTACCAGCTAATGGCTACAATCAAAGTATTGGTGTAGCCACAAGTAGTGGCTATGGTGATGGTGTATATCCTGTGTATGTTGATATCAATAGTGAAGGTAGGGTAGTTGCTTTGCATATTTACTTTGATGGACTGGAGTTGGATTATGCCTAACTGGTGTACTAACGTATTGAGTCTTTGTGGGCCGAATGCTGAGGTTGATGGTTTTGTAACAGCCTGTAAAGCTACCGATAAAGATTCTGACTGGCAGATTCTTGATAGCCTTTATCCTGTTCCTGATGATCTAAAGAATGTCACTGCCAGATTTGGCATTAATACTGATGATGATCCACACCATGATGTTAAGGCAAAGAACATAGAGAAGTATGGTCATGCAGATTGGTATGATTGGTCAATTGCCAACTGGGGTACTAAGTGGGCCGATTGTCATACTGAGAAAGTTTATGAATGTGATGCTATTGCTAGTGAAGCGCATGATCTAAAGAAGGTTATGTTCAGATTTGATTCTGCTTGGTCACCACCAATTGAAGGATTTGATGCTATTGCTATGTTGTTTCCAAAGTTGGTGTTTGATCTTAGATTTGAAGAGCCGGGTATGTGTTTTCAAGGCTTTAGGACTTGGGCTAATGGTGAATGTCAAGCGGAAGGTGATATGGAATACATGATGGATGGTGATATGGCTTTTGAAACTCTGGATTGGGAGTATGATAACTTGATCACAGAAAGTGAAGAAAAGTAATGGCTGGCAACTATCCTGATGGTGTAACAGGAAACGAATATGAAATAGCAGGACCAGATTCAGAATGGGAAGACACACATTATTGTGAAAAGTGCCAGAAAGATACTCTATTCAGTTGTGAATCATTTCGAGGACAAAGATCTGGTATATGCGATAAGTGTGGTTCTGATCTTGACCTTGGTAGTGCTGATGATGATATTGATTGGGAATCAGTAGCAGAGCAGAGAGAAGATTTAGACCATTTTAGAAATGAAAGAGGTTGGAATTGATGACTGACATACAGGAAATGCTGATAGAGAAATATTTGTTTACTAAGGCGCCGGCTGGGCCTCATCATAATGCTGGTTGGCTATGCTTAGATTGCAAGATAGAGCTAATAAATCAGTATGACTTCTATCCATATTGTATATTTTGTCGAAGTGCATACTGCACAGATGAAGAATTGGAAAAGGCAAAGGCATGGATTGTCAAGACGAAAAAGGAAAGAGGTGAACTGTAGTGCAAGTACCAACTATAAGGCAAATAGTGTGTACACCTGATGAGAGTAGTGTCATCAAGGAGATACGAATATATGTCAAACAAGGTAACGAAAGGTCATCTGCGAATGTAGTATTTGAATCAGGGGCAGAATACTATTACCCGGCATTGGATAATAATACAATATCCCAATGTTTGTTTGCGGACTCTATTGGGTCCACTTTCAATAAACTGGTAGCGCAGAATGATGGGATTCGTTTCAGTAAGTTGAACTGATTGTGAATCAACGATCAGGAAAAACAAGGAGAAATATCAGGCCAGAAATTAAGGATAAGGTGCGCAAACGTGATGACTTTAGATGCAGGATATGTTTGAAGCCATCTAGTGAATTGAAAGAACAACTACAAGTGCATCATATTAGACCAGTAGAAATGGGAGGTAGAGATAGGTTCAAGAATTTGATTTGTCTATGTCAAATATGTCATAAGATAGTGCATAAAGATGTAGAGAAGCATATTGACACACTGAGAAAATATGTTAGTTTATACACGCAAACAGGTCATCGATATACTATCGATTCCATTGAGAAGGGTTATTATCTTGAAGTCTAATAAGAAGTACACAAACGAAGAGGCGACTAAGATTCTGGAAACATCTATGAAGGAGTCTTATCTCTCTAGTTTGGAGATGATTCAAGCCTTTTCTTTCGGAGGATGGAAGGATGCTGAATCTGCTTTAAATGTTCCTAAAGAGCAAGATGTGGGTATGGTATTAGGAGCATTGTTAGGTCATACTAGAAGCATATTTGAATACGCTAGTGAACATATGGGAATGACTCCGAAAGAAGTAATGCAGGGCTATGGATTTTATTTCTATAGTCATGTGCTAACAGACTTGGAAGAGATGTTTGCTGCCACTACTGAAATAATGGATGAGATGACTATGCTTGATGAAATGATTGGAGATGATGATGACAATGATAAGTCAGCCTGAGGATCATATTGTAGAGATGGCTAATAGAAGCCTAACAAGGCCAGATGATTTTGGCTATTGGGGCAATGCTGATCTATTCAATACTTGGGGTTGGGCAGGAATTGATTTCAATAGAGATAGTGGAATATTGGATCGTTCCAACTATCAGGCTTTTTGGAGGGATGTTGTTCCTCTGCATAAAGATAGTTTTCTATCTGAACAGATGAATCATTGGGCTGTTGGATGGGTTGAAAGAACCTTAGTGCAGGTTTTACATAATGATGTGGATGGTGTTATCTATACTAATATCACTGAGGCATTTTGTGAAACTTTGAGTGTTCTAGAATCTCTTTCAGATTATCCTGTCCTTGATGATGCATTGTATTCTGAGATGGAATGGGAAGAGAATATCCGTATTATTGAAGAGTATGCTCCAGAGATGATTGACCGTAATGTTGAAGGTTGGTCTGAAAAGTTGTTTTCTTCACTTTTGGATAACGATGTGGAGATGTGTCCTGATGCTGATTGTTATCCTAGTGAGGAAGAAATGAAAGAGGCTGCTTATAGTTATGGACTATGCAGCAAGCATCATGAAGAAGAATGGCTAGAGTATTGCTTCGATAATAATCTTACGAAGCCATCAATTTTTAAACCTAAGGAAACTGTTGGACAATTAGGAATGGGATTTTAGCAATGGCAAACATCAAGCTAGATAGTACGCAAACTATGACGAGAGGCGAGATAATGAAAGCCAGAGAAGAAGATGCAGAGAAGATAAGGGCAGGCAACAGAAAAGTTAAGGTCATTAACCACGGAATAGCAAAAGGATACAGCGTAGCATGAAGATTTTCGGAAAGTCAGAAGAAAAGCCAGAAGAGTCATTTGGAGCTGTTGTCGATATGAGCGATGTTGTATTTCATCCTCAAACTTTGATTTCTCGTGATGTTGCTTTGATTGCTAAGCTTAATAGGCTGGCACCTTTCTTTGCAATGATGAGGGATAAGGGAATGAGTCTCGTCCAGATCTCAGACATTCTTGAGGCTCTTACTGGATTGCAGATCAAGCCAAGCAGAATTTCAAAGTACATTAAGAAGCATAATGTACCAGTGATTCGTATTACCATAACAGACAGAATGCCTAAAGATGAGGGTTGATTATGCTGTCAATTGAAAAAAGAGATTGGACACTCAAGGCTCTGTGTAAGGATTTAGAGACAGACATCTTTTATCCTCAGCGTGGAGAATCAACAGTAATTATCAAAACGATATGCAGAGCATGTCCGGTTGTAAAACCTTGTCTTGAGTATGCTATGAGAAATATGGAAAAGTTTGGCATATGGGGTGGTACATCAGAAAGAGAACGAAGAAGGATGCGGTCAGCTAAAACGCGTTATGCTAAGGATGGTGTGGATATGACCATTTCACAGTTGATAAGGCAATCTGGAATAAATCTAACTGTATTGAAAAAGTCACAGTTGGAAGATTTCTCAGGTGAAGATTGGTATCAGTGATGAAACTACTTCTAGCCTTAGCGATATTCTGTACAGCGATGTATCCAGTATCAGCAGGAGCTAATCATGAGGGATTGATCTATGGTCCTTGTGGGGTTGAGACAGGATACATCCATATGACTTATTTAGAGGCTGGTGTTCAAGTCCAGGAAAGGATTAATAGTGGAGACTTGAATAGCGATGCTGTTAGTAGGAATAGTGTGGGCATTATTGTGTATGGCACTCCGCATGATATTCTTATAGCAGCCGGCGTAATACAAGAGTTTGCTGTAAATAGGTTTGATCAAGTTTTGCGATACGATGATCCATTTTGGAGTAACATAGTTAGGGAAGCATCTGGATTTACAGAATGGGAAACTGGATGTTATGGGTTAACGTATATGCCAACTACAACGACTACTACTCCGACTTATTCATTGACTAGTGCTGAGTCGGATAACTATCCGACAGAAGAAACTAGAATCTTGCTTAAAGAAAGATACCCCTTGGGTGCAGCCAATAAGTATCATTTTGATATTGATACTGCTGTAGTATTTCTACAGCAAGGTGGTGCTTTGAGTGGCCTAGATAATGTTTGGAACATTTATGAAGAATCATGATAAGCCCGTATCGTCTACAGAGGATAAGAAGAATGCTACTGAAATCAATGACGGCAGTATTGTTGATAGGGATTGGTTCGTGTGTAAATGTGGATGCAGTAAACAATGGACCTGTGATTCAAGATGGTCCTGTAATCATTGCCAATGTTGCCCCAACCATAAAGACTATGGAGACTATGGTAGGTACACTTACTACTACAAGCACAACTATACAGAATGCCATTGGTGTGACGATTGCCTTAAGCGTAGAGCCAGAGGTTGGACTTATCCCTCAAAATCATATTGTTGCGACTACTTCCACAGTGGTTATAGTTCCTAATGCTTTTGATGAATGGGATGCAGAACAGAAAAGAAAGGCTGGGGTGCCAGCATTAGAGGAATGTCCTATGGATGGAAGTTCCTGTGAGTTTGATGAAGAAATATGGCTTAGTCATCTTCCTACTTTGGGAGAGTTGATTGACTCATATTTTGAATCAGAGGATAGGGCATTTATTACATGGTTGGCTTATTGTGAATCAAGCGGAGATCCGCTAGATATATATAGTGATGCTATTCAGCCACAGTCTAAAGCAACGGGATGGTTTCAGCATTTACCTAAGTTTTGGATTGAGAGATCCGTTAAGGCAGGTTTTGTAGGGTTTTCTATTGATCATCCTGAGGCTAATGTTGGAGTGGCGTCGTGGTTATTTTATGAAGGTGGCGGTTCAAAGCATTGGAAAGATTGCACTAAGAGATATCTACGAGAGGTTGCCATAAATGAATAAACCGCATATAGGTCAAAGAACGATGTATAACTCAACAGCGAGGTGTCCT